CTATCAGCGTGCCCTGATACACTTTATTGCAAAGGAAATGCCCCTTAGAGACACTTTCTTTACGATTGTGGAGCTTGAAGCGGAGAAACAAAAGGAATTGAGAATAAAGGCATTACAGCCCCGATTTAAGGCTAAGACGATATGGTTCCCTGAACACGCCCCCTGGCTTACTGAAATGGAATCGGAACTCCTGATGTTTCCTAAAGGCTTGCATGACGATTTGATAGACGCACTTGCTTATGCCGTTACATTCGGATATCCGAAGAATAAATCGGAATTGAAACAGATGGAATATGCAAATGCTGGAATACCAATAGGCAGAGAAACCGCAAAGCATGAATACGATGTCCTTTTATGATAGATAAAAGAAAACAGCATAGAGAGTATATGAAAACTTATAGAATTAAGAATAAGGATAGGTTTCGAATAATAAAAAGAAAATCGTATTTAAAGAATAAAACAAAAATATTAGAAAGCACGCGGAAATACTATGCGGAACACAGACGTGCTATGGATGATAAAAAGCGAGAGTATCTTTTAGCTCATAAGGAACAGAGAAAAGAAACTTTGTATAGGTATACACACTCTGATAAAGGACGATTAAAAATTAAGCTTTACAATGCACTACGCAGAACGAGATCAAAGATTAGCAATATGAAAATAGTACAAATGGTATACGAGGACAATATAAAACAGTATGGAACTCTTACTTGCTATCTATGCTTAAGTCCTATTTCTTTTGGAAACGACCATTTGGAACATAAATTGCCATTATCTCGTGGTGGAAATACTGAATACGAAAACTTAGGTGTGGCGTGCATAAGATGTAACTTAAAAAAGAGCAACAAAACAATAACTGAATATAAAGAGTATATAAATGACGCTTAATTTCACCGTGTATGAAGATGTCATTGACGCAAGCGTAATGAAGAAGATTTTAGCTCTCGCTCGTAAATGTGAGATAGGCGAGGACTTTGATACTAAGTGCGATTTGATTTATACCTGGCAGGACGGAAAAAAGATAGTGGCTTGTATAGCGTTTAAGAAAACGAAGTTTGCCGACGACAGGATAGTACCACGAGTGGAACATATTATATTTCACCCTGAATTTGATTCTAAGAAAAAGGCTCGTAGCTCATTCTTATTTTTGCTTAAAGCGTTTAATGATGTCAAAGAGCGTGGATATCAGCAAGTATGGGCTTTCATTAAACCATCGAAAGAATATATGAAGAAGTTAGCGGTGAAATTTGGATTTGTGAAATATCAAGAAGATACAGATGGCGAATATTTTGTACTTCAACTAACAGGAGGAAAATAATTATGTGCGGAGGATCTAAACCCGATACCAGTTTACCCACAATTCCCGCGGCGGCTCCAATAGCGATGCCTACTGATGTCGCACCAGCTCAGACAGCAGACCAGAGGCGCAATAAAATATCAGCTCTGAAATATGGCATGCAATCTACCATACTCAATAAGGGTGGCGCAAGGGGAATTACTGGGAATGGAGCAGACTTAATAGCAACAACGCAAGGGCAAAAAACTAAAACTGGACAATAATATGCCGATATTGACAGAAGAAAAGAAACAAGACTTTAAATCAACCGGGTTGAATAGAGATAACTTTGTTAAGAGGGCGTTGGCTCTAAAGGCAGAAGGTATTGCCTGGTATCCTGCTTGGAAAGACCTATCGACCTATTGTTCGCCCACTCGTGGCTTCTTCGGTGAAGAACAACCTAACACCGGGAAGAAAATAGACCACAAAACACTGATGAACTCCTGCGCCGAGGAATCGGTTGGTATTCTCGCATCGGGTATGCTTTCAGGTTTGACGTCACCTTCTCGTCCGTGGGTAAGGCCTGAACTCGACACAGACGATCAGGACTTAATGGAATACACACCTGTTAAGACATGGCTTGATTCTGTACAAAAGTGGCTACTTAAAACCTATGCTCAGTCGAATGTCTATGGTTCATTGACTTCGATATATGAGGAATTGGGCGTATTCTCAACGGCTTGTGGATTTCTTCAGGAAGATTACAAAGACACCATCCGGCTGAGGGTTTACACCATAGGCGAGTATTACTACGGGTGCGGGCCGGATGGCAGGGTGAATGCCTTTTATCACCGTTTTTGGATGACTGTAGGGCAAATAGTAAAGGAATTTGGCTATAAAAACTGCTCTCCGCAGGTTCAGAGTGCTTACGATAATAATAATCTCGACCAATGGAAAATAGTCAATCACTTGGTTGAGGAAAATGACGACCGAATACCTGACTACATAGATTTCAGAAACATGCCGTTTAGGTCTATCTATTGGGAAGACGGCACAAAGAACGATGATTATTTGAGAGTTGGGGGATATGAGGAATTTCCGATACTTGCACCTCGTTGGGCTACTACTACGACAGCTGATGTTTACGGCAGAGGGCCGGGATGGAAAGCTCTCGGACACGTCAAAGGCTTGCAGAAATTAGAGAAGAACTATCACATAGCTTTGGATAAGGTTAATCGCCCTCCACTTCAAGCTGATGCTTCTATACAGGGTGAGGTAGATACACGACCCGATGGTGTAACAAGATTTTCCGCTATGTTACCTAATGCCGGGCTAAAACCTGCCTATCAAATAAATCCTGACTTACAGAATATGCAAATCAAGATTGAGAAGACAGAAGATAGAATACGCAAAATATTCTTCGCTGACCTTTTTATGATGTTGGCAAATGCGGAGAGAAGCGGACAGCCTGTTACAGCTTACGAGATTATGGAGAAAAAGGCAGAGGCTATGCAGATTTTAGGCCCACTCCTCGAAAGCGTGGAGAGCGAACTTCTTAATCCGATGAATGACAGGACACTTGGCATAGGTTTAAGGACAGGGCAATTACCGCCAATGACACCTGAAGTGCAAAAGTTAATTGGTGGCATGAATATTAAATTCAAATATATTTCAGTCTTAGCTCAGGCTCAGAGAATGGCGGGGTTACAGGCTATTGATCAATGGGCGATGGGCGTGTATCAGGACGCACAAATTAACCCTGAAGCCGCGGACATTATGGATGTCGACGAGAAGAATGAGGAAAAATCTCAAATGCTTGGAATACCAGCAAAAATCGTAAGAGATAAAAATACTATTGCCGCTACTCGCAAGGCAAGACGTGAGGCACAGGCTAAACAAGAACAGGCTATGGAAATGGCACAGTCTGTTGAAATAGCGGGCAAGGGTGCGAAAGCGGCGAAAGACCTTGGGACAACGCCACTCGCAGGATCAAGTGCTTTAGAAACTATGATAAAAGGGGCAACTCAATAATGGATAGTTTTTGTAAGTGCGGTTGTGGTAATAAAATAACTGAAAAACCTTACCATAAAAAATATGGAATACCTAACTTTATATCTGGACATAATGTTAGAGGCGGTAATCATCCGATGCTTGGGGTTCATAGGTTTGGTAAAAAATCTCCAAATTGGAAAGGTGGTTTTTGGGAAGATAAGAATTATAAAAATTTAAAACTCAAAGAATGGAGACATGAGAAAGGAATAAGCAAACAAAAACGGGAAGAATTGATAAGAAAAACACCAGAAGAAATATTACTAAATAAGAAATGTTGTCAGAAGAAGTGGAAGCAATCTCTATCTGGCAGGATTAGTCAGAAAAAACATAACGTTATTCACAGAACAAGGACAAGAGATTTATCTATCGCTACGATTCAGCTTGTTTATGAAGATAATATAAAAAGATTTGGGACGCTTACTTGCTATCTTTGCTTAGAGCCTATTGCATTTAAAAAAGATAATCTTGAGCACAGGATACCATTGTCGCGCGGTGGCACAAATGAATACAAAAACTTGGCTGTTTCTTGTCAAAAGTGTAATTGTAAAAAACATAATAAAACAGAAAAAGAATATAGAAAGGAACAAATATGCGCAAGATGAAAAGGATTTTAGGTTTAGTTTTAGGTCTTATGCTTTTTGCAAGCGTGGCTTATTGCGGGCAGGCTACGGTTACAGAAACAGTCTACGGCTATTACGTTACTGGTGGCACGGATTACACGACTATTACATCGGATCGGGTTCAGGTTAGGACAATCGCTTATTCTGCCACAACAGCCAATAACGTCGCTGCATTTTACGAAGCCACTACGAGTGGAACAGTGTGGTGGATGAAATCAGCCGGGGTGTCAGGAGTTAACCAATGCTACATCTCCTTCGGAAGCAATGGAGTGATATTCAATGGATTAGGAGTTGTATTACAATCGGCCACCGATGTTGTACAAATTTATAAATAGGAACTTATGCCCGACGAAGATATAGACATATTTGAAGACGATACAACACAGAAAGAATCCAACGAGCAGATTAAACGTCGTCGGACAAGAGAGCTTTCTGATATCCGTAAGGTTTTATCTATTCCCGAAGGCAGGCGTTTTATATGGCGTATGTGGGGAGTAACAGGAACATTCCGCGCCGCATACAGTCCTAAAGACACAAATCACACGATGTGGAGAGAAGGACAAAGAAGTATAGGAATGGAATTACTCGGTGATATTAACGAGGCTTCACCGATGGCGTTTTCTCAAATGAAAAATGAATTTATGAGTGAGAGTTTAAAAGAAAAAAAGGAGATGGACGATGAAAAATAATAATGCCACGCCGCAAATACAAACACCGGCCCCGGCAGTTGATTCTAAAGTAGTACCCGCAGTTGACACAAAAGCTACTGGTCAAGAGACGGAAAAAAGTATCTTGGACGGAGCCGTAGACGAACAGAAACTTGCGGAAGAAAAGCGGTTGACAGAGGCAAAGGACGAGGATTTAAGCGACGAAGATAAGTCGAAGAAAGCCGAACTCCTGAAAGCTAAAAGTGCCGCTCAAGCAAAGGTTGTTCCGGATAAGTATGAAGTGAAAGTGCCTGATGGTTTCTCAAATGATATGTCTCTCTTAGAGACGATAACACCCGTCTTAAAAGAGATAGGCGTAACAAATGAGCAGGCGCAGAAGTTAGCCGATGCCTATATGCCGTTTTTTAAAGCGAAGGCTGAAGAAGGTCGAAAGGCTGTTCAAGCGGAACAGGAAGCAAATTTCAAATCCTTCATAGAGACTGAGAAGAAAAACACGAAGGATAAGTTTGGCACGAAGTGGAACGAGGAAATGTCATATATCGCCAAATTTAGAGACGCTCACCTTTCACCTAAAACAGTCGAGCTTTTAAACGCTTCGGGCATAGCGGAGAATCACGACTTCCTCTCAGACTTAGCTAAATTCGGTCGAATGATAAGTGAGGATAAGTTAGTAGATGGTAAGAGGGTATCATCCGAGGGTAAGACACCAGCGGATATTTTGTTTCCAAGAAAATAGGAGAATCTAAACAATGACATTAGTTACGACCAATCTATCGCTACTTGATGTAGCGAGGCGACTTGATCCTAACGGCAAGGCCGCGGCAATCGCTGAAGTAATGAATCGTTACAACGAGATGTATGACGATATACCTTTCGTTGAAGGGAATTTACCCACAGGGCATAAGTCTACACTTCGGGCTTCGCTTCCTACGCCGACTTGGAGATTGATGAATCAGGGCGTTGTAAGAGTAAAAACTACCACCAATCAGATCACCACGACTTGCGGCATCATGGCTAACTACTCCGATATAGACAAGGACTTAGCTGATCTGAACGGTAATTCTTCCGAATACAGGATGGGAGAAGCGGCCGGCGTAATTGAGGGTATGTCTCAGGAATTGGCGACTACTCTTATTTACGGAGATACAGACCTATATCCGCAGAAGTTCGTAGGTCTTGCTCCTAGGTATTACACTCTGGCAGGTTCGGCCACATCGGGCAACATCATAGACGCCCGTGGAGATTCGACTCTTACTTCAATCTGGCTTGTTGGTTGGGGAGAAAAGAAAGCATTCGGTATTTATCCGAAAGGTTCGAAAGCCGGTCTTGAACAGCAGGACTTAGGTGAGGTAACGGCTCTTGATGCTTCAAATAACCCGTACCAGGCCTACAGGTCGTATTTCTCGCAGAAGGTTGGGCTTGTGGTTGAGGACTGGAGATATGTAGTCCGTATTTGTAATATCAACACCACTCAGCTTCTTACTGCTGGAGATACATCGGACACATCAGCCAATTTGATTAAATATATGTCAATGGCTCTGGACACCATACCGCCGTCAGGTTCGGCTAAATTGGCGTTCTATTGTAACAACACAGTTAAGTCAATGCTGAGGGTGAAGTTAT